AGAAACACCAACTAAACCAACAATCTTAGATAAAGAAGTCTCAAAATCAGCCGATACTTTAGTTATAGCGGCTCCAATTCCAACTATAGGTGCAGTAACTCTCAAAGTTAAATCCCTACCTAAAGTTTCGAATTTATCACCCATAGCCTGAAATTTTTGACTGGCGCTACCAATAGCCTTGTTAAAAGCCGCAGTTTTTAAAGCTAAATCATAATGGATTTTACCTACTTCTGTTGAAATAAAAATTACCTCCTATTTAAATTATATCACTTTTTAACTAGAATTTTCCTTAACCTTTTCCTATCTCTTTCTATATCTCCATCAGTATAGTCATTCTTTTTACCCATTCTCTTAAGTGAATCCATGACTTGTTTAGCCTCATCCTTTTTCATAAAAGGTAAACCATGAATATTTGCTAAAATTATATAGTCATCAGAATCAATTTGTAATGAATTTTCAAGCAATACCCAAAAAACAATAGAATATTCATTCATAAGGTCGTCATATTTATAGGCTGGGAACTTACGTAAAAAATAGGTTATTGCTCTTGCGAAGTTTTTGGCATTTTTTTTTGATCGGGAGAGTCAGTTGTCATCTTATTTTTTTTGGCTAAATTTAAATCTTTAGGAATAGATGATTGATAAGCTATATTAATTATTTCCGGCAATTGCTCTATACCAATATCAACGTCATCATTTTTAATATCTGGAATTATCTTTACTAGGGTATCAACAACCGATTCTAATAACCCTGATTGTTCTTCGGTTGAGGCCTCTTTGAAGCCAGCAAAAGCCTTTTGAATTTTAATAAGAGTTTTTATTTTACCAGGATAGAGCATTAAAACCTTACCTGATATTTTTATTTTCTTTGGTTCTGGAAGAAGTTTATCGAGATCAATTATTTCAGTCATGTTTAAGAAATGTATCCAAGATTCTCGGCTTCTGGAACGCCTTCATCTACCATAGCTTGGAAAGTTACATGAATAATTCTCTCATCATTAACTTTATAATTAGTATCTACTGCTGAAATAGGAATTGCATTTCTAAATTTCCAAGATGGAGTAGCATCAAAAGGAGTCAAAATAAGTTCTTTACCGCTAATTTCTCTACCAGCCAAACCACCAAACTTGATTTTGTCGTCGGCTTGAACTACACCAGCAAAAGCATCTTCAATATTGTCTAAAGTATTCTCGGCAATCCAAACTTCTAAAGTAAGTTTTTGACCGATTAGTGAAGCCTTAACAGGAGTATTTCCATATTTACCAGAAAGATGAAGATGAACATCAGGTTCATAATTTACAACCATTCCTTCTTCGCTTGTATTTCCAACTGGATCACCAGCAATTGAAAGTGATCCTGCGCCGATTTTAAAGTCTGATACACTCATATTTATATTTTATAACATTAAGAAAGAAAAAGCAATACCTTAGTATTCAAAAAGGGTTGAATAGCCACTAGAGATTATACCTTTTCTTCTAAGCTGTATTTTTAGTTAAAAGCGGTTTTCATACATCTAGTCGCTAATCAATCCTTCCTATAAATAAACTTTATAGACAATTTAAATAATTTTCTTCTTTCAGAATCACGATCGTTATCTTCTATCATACCCAAAGCGTTTGAAAAGTAAACATGATAATCATCAATTTTATAATTTTGCCCTTTATGAAGTAAATTAAAAATATCAATCATCTTATCATAACCAGTATCTGTTCTCTTAAACCTTGATCTAAAATCGATAACTTGTTCATAAACATCAATTGCTTTGTTAGGATCAGGTGAAGGAGTATAAACTAGAGATATACAATTTGTTTTACCTAAAGGAATTTCACCAATAAAAATATTTGTTCCCCTTGTGCCTATACTATTTTCTTCTAAAAATTTAGCTATACTTTCTACAATCATCCTTTTACACCTTGTGCTTCCTGTCTAAAATAGTTAACTGCTCTTTTAGCGATCATCATTCCAGGATCTTTAAGATAAAATTTCTTTTTACCAGATTTAGAATAATGGCTCACTTTTCTTTTAGCATCTCCTCCTTCATGTTGGAAAAGAGCATATACTTTATTATAAACAACTTGCCAATTCAATTTCCCTTTTTTTATATGATGACCAGAAGCTTTTAATTGACCTTTATCGTGTGGAACTTGCTCTTTAGATAACCTTTCAATATCAATAGCCATTCTATTTAAAGCACGATCCATTGCCGGTTCATTAGCCTTAGCAAAAGAAATAAGATTATTAATAATTCTCATTAACTAACCTCCGCTAACTGATGTTTTTTAACTAAAGCTTTGTAAAAAAGAATACTAGAGCTTGCTATTCTTCTAGCCTTTATTAACTTTTCAATTCGCCAATATTCATTGTCAACCTTAATAACACTTCCTTCTTCAATACTAACATCTGGTTCAAACCAAACGATTGCATCAGCCGTATCAATTCCTTCAATATTAGAAGTCCTATCTAATTCGGTAATGTTTCTAAAACGACAAATTACATCTGTTTCACCGTTAGAAATCTGATCTCCATAGATATTAATTGTCGCTTGAACTAATTTACCGGCTTGTTTTAAGGCGTGAGTTAAAATTCCCATTTTATAAATTAATCTTCTTCAAGCCATCAAGAGTCTTTAGAAGATTACCTGTTTCTTGATCTATATCATCACCACTTATTAATTCATAAGAATAACCCTCAATGCTTTCTTTCTTGAAACCTGAAGAACTTTGAGAAGAACGAGCAATAAACTTAGAGCATAAAACCGTTGCCACCATAATAATACCGCTAGGAACTTCACCACTGGAAAAGACTGCCGTAATATTTACTCTTCCGGAACCATTATAAAAAGTATAATTACGAAGATAGATAGAATCTTTAATATCTTCATTTAAAGGACGAAGAATATATTTATCACTATCAGTAATTGTTGCTAATGTATTGCCTTGAGAATTTAAAAGCTCTACCTCCTCTAGAGAGCTAAAATCATCAATAAACAGCTCTTTCAAGCCGTTACCATCATATAACCTAGTTTCTGCATCAGGAAGCGTTTCTACCCCTATTGAGAGCCATTCTCGGCCTGTATAATCATTGATGAACTGTGAGATATGTTCAATAAGAGTTTCTAGGAGTATTACTTCATTTGCGGTTAGAGATCTATCAAGATAAGCCTCTATTCTTGCTTTATCTGTATATTGCATTTTTGGTTATCCTTTCTACTGGCCTTACGTTTCCTACGCAAAATAGAAAGAGGGGATCTTAGTAAAGCACGATGTAAATACTTTAGCATATAGATATATTTTATCACAAAAATAACACAATATACAACTAACTAGAATAATTAAATTAGGGTTTAGGAGGCTGAGGAACCAGTTTTAACAACTGAGAAAGCTGATGGGAATCTGACGATTGCATTCAATCTTTTAACAGCTCTCATTGCTTGCATATCTTGGGTAAGTAGGTTCAAATCTGCTTCATCATCATCAGGATCAATAACTGAACCAGTATCGAATATCTTAATAGTTAATGCTTTTCTTTCACCTAAAGTTACATAACTAAGATCACCAAAGACCATAAATGGAGTGTCTTCATCATCATCGGATAGGTCAGGTAGAACTTCGGTTTCTTCATAAGGATAACCTAGAATTGTTGCTGGAGTGCCATCGGCCATTGCTCTTTGCCAAAGTGGTCGTCCTTCTTCATCTTTGATCTTTTGAATTACACCAAGAATTTGTCTGTTAAGGAAATATCTACCATTTCTAGCAGATTTTGTTGGAACTCCAATATGAGCGTCAACTAAATCATCATATTCTAAATCTTCGAAAGAATCACCAGTTAGAGTTACAGCATTAACACCTACAGCAAATAGTATTCCAGGATTAATTGGAGTGGCTCCAGTTGCTTGAGTAAATACTAATTCATCTTCTGTTCTAGCGAAAGCTCTAGCAAATCTCTTAGTAGCATCATTCCAAAGGTCAATTGCTGAATCTTCAGTAAGTTCATCAGTTATTGGAAGAATACCAGCCGCTTTTCTCCAAGCTAATAGTTTTTGTGCATAGCTTAGTTTTGTAGAAGTTTTAACACCAGCTTCATCAGTAAAGTAAATATTTAGATCATCATCACCTTGTAGATATTTAAGTCCATTTCCACTATTACTTCGGCGAAGATTGGCAAATTTACGTGCAACTCCGTAATCTTCTTCAAGCCTTTCAACTTCGGCAATAAACTCTGCTGGAGGAAGAACAACAGAATCATCACCTGTATTCATTGCATCTTTACCAACCACTTTTAGATATGGAGCAAAATTTCCACTCTTTATACCACGAGCATAAAGTAAAAATTTCATTTCTTTTGAAACTTCACCATCACTCAAACCTTGATCATTTATATTTTTCATTAAAATTGGATCAGCATCTTTTATTTCTTTAACTGATTCTTGAAGTTTCTCTATTTTCTTTAGAAGATTTTTATTGCTTTTCTTTGTTTTCTTAATTTTCTTTGTTTCTTTTTTCTCAATTTCTAACACATCAGCAAATTTCTTTTTATCACTTTCAGAAATGTCGGCAACATTATCTTTAAGAACCTTAATATCATTTAAAGTTAGTTCGCCTATTTCTTTTTCGAGGATTTTTTTCAGGTCCATATCTTTATTGTAGATGATTAACTTTCCAATGTCAATACCTCTGTTTTCATTTTTATCAACATTTATACCATTTTTCTTGGCCAAAAGTAATGCTTCGGCATTGGCTGGGATAAGCACAGGACTAAATTCAAGCATCTCTGATTTTGTATAAGTATTCCCTTCAATCTCGCTAGGAATAAAACCTATTGAAAAGGCATATTGAAATTTCTCCTTATAAAGATCATAAAGTAATTTTGCTTTATCATAGACATCTTTAGCCCATTCAAATTTAGCGATTAATTTTCCATCGGCTGTTTTAGTTAATTTATGTGTTCTTCCAACTGAAGGCTCATCGTAGTTATGAAAGGCGGCAATAACCGGATTCTTCATATAATTTTTAACGTTCATTCCTTTCATGTCAATTTTCTCTCCATGTCTATCTAAAGATTCGCTAGCAATAACAGCTTCCATAAAACCATCACCTAAATCTTTAACTTTGGCACTAAATTGTAAATAAACGTGCTTCCCAATATTTTTATCTAATCCTTTACCTTTAGCAAAGTCGGCTTCGATAACTTCGTCTTTTTCTCCTGATCCTTTACCTTCTTTTCCAGGCCCAGGTCTTTCCTTTCTCCTCATTTCCCCTCCACACTTAGGGCATTTAATATCTGCACAATGCTCATCAGTTTTTATTGTATGACCACAATCAAGACATTCACAATTAAAAGCTTTTTTTTCTAAAGCAACAAAATCGTTTTCTTCTAATACTTTTAATTCTTTTTCTGAATATTCTTTAAATTCAGGTGGATCTTTTTCAAACTCTGCATAGTGTTTAACCAAGTGATTGTAAATACCTTTCTTATCATCATCTGGAACATCAACACCACCTCTAGCGCCTAACAAAGCTCCCATAGCCGCAGATACTCCACGCCAAACTAATTTATAGCCTTTTGCTTTATGGTGAGGTAATTTATAAGAAGATTTAATATCGGGATTTTCAGAATCAAACCAAGTGCATATTACTTTTAGATCGTCAACTTCGGCTTTCTTTACTTCTGCCGGTCCATCCCATTTTTCACCTTCAGGAGCTTTAGGATACTCTTTATAAGGAATAACGCCTTTAATTTTCATATAGTTTTATTATATCACAAAATAAATAATATCAATCAGCTCTTTGGAATAATAGCACACTTACAATTTGGGTGAAGTGGAGGATGATTAACATCGTCATAATCAATATCTAAAGTTCCACCTTCACTTCCACCAACAGATTGGCCATTTTTAACAAAAGTTTCAGTTTTACCTACAATCTTTCCGTGCATTGGTCGACAGAATTGACAAGCGTCAGGTTCAGCGTGCCATTCTTTATATTTAACCATTGGCGATTGAATATAGGCTTCTTGAGATGCTTCGTTACTAGCCGCTATTGTTTCCGTTCTAGCAATTCTATCTGATCTAATTGTTGTTGCCTTAGAATAAACACTATTAATTCTTTTCCTTAACTTATATAAAGATTCGCCATCTCT